AACTATAACCAAAGAGAAATGAATTTGCACCCAGATTTTTTCCGAACGAAAAAACACCGGAACAATTTTACCGAACTAACACTATAGGACGCCGCACGACCTGCGTACCTCCTAAATGGGGGGGATGGGGGTCGAGGTTGTCTGGCTACCGTTGCAATTACTCGTAGTAACCCCCAAGACATGCTTCCAGAAAACATAGGGTTGTTCTAGGGCCTTGTGTTTTTCAAGAGGCATGTGCTTTCTCTGGAGCTTGCTTGTCTGGGAACGGCTCGTGCTTTTGCTAAGGCTTATCACGTTGCTGGGAATTTGTTGCTTGGTCCTGTGGTTTTTGGAGCTGTTAACCTTTCACTCATGAATCAAGCCCTCAAGGGGTCTTGACCCTAACGGGTGAGTATAAGGGCTAAAGAGATTCATTCATTCATTATTGTGCTTCGCGCATTCTTTTTTTCTTTCTTTGTTATATGGCCCCTGAACCGGAGCCATACAGTCTCCGAACTGTAGTCGGCGAACAAAGATGTGTTCGATCCCTCTTTTACGAAACAGCATCGGCCCGTTATGCGCTCTAGCAGGGTCTGCGGATGACGAGCTTATGCGTGACCACTGGAATCACTAATCCATTCCCGACTTTTCTAAAGGGAAAAGCTCGTCCATTCCTTAGTGCTTCTTGTCGGCAACACTCGCCACCTTGCCAGCCTGCTAGGTGCGCTGTGGCACATTATATAATATATATATGAACCCCCGTGGGCATTAAAACCCCGTTGGGCCACTTACAAAATGCACCGTCAACCCCCAAATGGCCTTTACTCAGGCCATAGATCGTAAGGACGATCACACAACTGGGGGTCGGGGCCTATCACAAAATGTACGCAAATCAGAACCTGACGCTCCCATCATTTGTGATAGTGCGGAGTACCCGCTCCAAGACGGTGCAGCAAATGACGCGGCATCAGAACCAAGTATGATTTCCCCACATTTTCTGTCGCTTCGCTTAGACCCCTTGACCGTTCCCTCGACGCCGACACGCTAAGAGTGCGGTCGGCAAGTCTTCGGTGCGATTTTGAAAGGCGGCAAGCATCGGTTGTAATGCACACAGTTCCATAAGACATTACATAACTTTAAAGGAGCACCAACAATGGTCATCTTTCAAAAGCTACACGATCTCAAGGACCACGGCGAAGCGCTGGGTTACTACAGGTTCGAGGTCAACATGTACCTAGAACCACGCCCAAACTACGGCTCCGAGGTACGGTTCGCAGTCGAGTACAGAGCAACAGAGTCCGACTCGACCGAGTACCGTTACTTCACCCGCGAGAAGTTTGAGGACACCGACCTAGCGTTCGAGGAAGCTCGTGAGTTCGTACTCAACATGCCAACACTGGATGAGCATCGTCGGCAGGACACCGTTCGCAGGTCCGAAGCATACGAGGAGCGGATATTGGAGGACGCCGCTCACGAGGACGATCCGATCCTAAAGCAGCACATGCTGGACAAAGCCGCTCGTGAGTCCAGCGACCGCAAGCAGTTGTTGGGCCTGTTCTACAAGCAGGGCTATCACATCACCGCTCAGTAATTACCAACGCGGGGGCCTCGGCTCCCGCACCATTCAACCAAACTGGAGAACCACATGTACGACGAAGATATCAAGATCGACGCTGACGCCAACGCGCTGGCACAGCTCATCATCTCAATCGTTCAGTCCGCAAACAAAGGCAAGACTGACGCCAAGATCAACGAACTCCAGAGCAAGATCGACGATCTGGAAAGTCAGATGGATGAGTTCGACATCCACGACTACAGTTACGATGTGGGCGAGATCGCGCTGGAACATCTCTCCAGCTACGGTGGTCTCCAAGAAACCGTTACCGAGATCATCAACGAGCACGACTTCTCGGACTCGGAGATTCCAGTTGCCAGCGGCACAACATTCACCGTGACGGTGGACTGATTTGGCTTGGCTAGACAGCAATGTCTGGAAGAGAGGGTCGCGGTGGCGGCTCTCTCACACCAACGGAGAGTGGATCACTTCAACCCAGCACAAAACCAAGACCAAGGCATTAGTCGAAGGTCGGAGGATGCTACACGAAGGGAGGACCAAACAACTCAACATCTTCAAAGGCGATGGCACATGGGAGGCGTCAGAGGTGTCTGATGTCTTAAATGGAACATCCAACCCAATCGCAGCAATCACCAAACTAAGGAACAGCATATGACTAGACCAACCCCGCAAGAAGCAGGCCAAACGCTGGGATCAGCTATAAAATTCCAACTGGAGTTCATGGTTATGATGCAACACTCAGACCGCAACGACGAAGCGGCGGCAGCATACAACAGGATCATCGCCCTGTGCGACCAAGCAGGGCAACCAGTCAGAAAGGACGCAGCATGAGCGAAGATCAGCTAATCTCTAAAATCAACGCGGTTATTGCGTCGTGGGTTGACGAAGAAGTGCAGGCTAACGACGCCACGGTCACACCTAAGCAGCGTTTGCAAGAGCATCGGGTTACGTTCCTCACGGAATTGGTGCTCTCATGGGGAGCCGAAGCATGAAAAGCTGGCCCATCTGGAACGAAATCACGGCTTGCGTATACAAATCTTGCAAGTCGTATGGCGTCAAAGCAACAGGCGAGGTGACGGTCAAGGTCGGCACCTCTGCCAGAAACTCCCACATCTTCCTGCGACATACCACTACGCATCGGATGTTGGACAACGGAGACCGAGAGTATCGGTTCTACCTAGACGGCGAAGTGATCCGTCGAGCGGTTCTAAAGAAAGGGGCTACCGCGATTGAATACATCACTGACTAAACAACTGGAGCAGCTACCCCTCAAGGAGCGGCTGCTCTACCTAGAAGAGGTGTTGCGAGACAATCGCAGCATCTCTCGACAGTACACGAAGCTGATCGACTACTACCAACAACAAGCGGTCGATCAGGGGCTGGCAGCGTGGGTCTACAAACCATCAAGAGAGCTTGCCCCAACCAAAGATCAGTTCGTTGGCCTCTTCGGTCAAGGAGCATTCGATCAAGTAAAACGTCCATCCAAACCAGAAAGGGACCTAATATGGCTCATCAAATAGACTTCATCGACTTCGGATCGTTCAAACACTGGGAGATCAGGCAATACTACGACCTCAACCCTGACCTCTCCATCCTCACCTACGCAGGCATGCTGGGCCTGACAGGTGGCGAACTCAAAGACATCCTCATGACAGATGGGTCAGCCATCGACAGAGAGGAAGAAAAGACAGCGCAACTAATGTTCGAGGAAGCAGACGAAACCTTCGGCGCAGATTACTAAACAAACAGGTGGTCCCAATCAGGGGCCACCGCATAACTCAAGAACTAAGATTGAGCGGCTAGTCGCCGCCTGCTTCAAAGAAAAGATATTGAGTGCTGCGCACACTCTATTTTTAAAAACCAACAGCACACGCTCCTTCGTCGCATGTGCTGTTGGTTTTAGTAGGCGGATTCCGCGCCGGAAGCCGCAAGACTTGGTTGGAAGCCGCAAGATTCCGATAACCGATCGACCATCCGAGGCCGAAGTGCCGAAAATAATTCATCAAAAGTACCGTATCGGCTGCAGCAACCGCTCTTGATGCCTGCATCAAGGGCCTCGGACCCATGACAACCGTCAAATAAAAGAAGCAACTTGGTACTGGGGTCTTTGACCAAGATGAAATTCAGACCGCCACGCGCCCAATATGCTGCATTCCACGCAACTTGGTTGGGCGTTAATTTTATCCGGTTACCGGAAGACACCTTTAACTCTACCCAAAAGGGTATTCCATTCCAGATTACATGTACATCGGGTATTCCCCCGCCATGCTTGTTCTCAATCCTTGTTGCGAACGTCTTTTTCGGCAGTGATTTCCTCATTGTATTCCAAAAGTTCGCCTCCGGTCCCTTGCTCATCGGTAACATCCTTGTATTCAGCTTCTATATCGAATGCTTGCGGGTACTTTTTCTGCAGATCAGTAAGCCGACCAACAATTTCATCGCGTGATAGTTGATCTATCGTGTTAACATTCTCCCTCCGGTCCACTGTCAAGCCCCCCAAAGCTGAGCGAATTTTTTCAGCGTTGATTGCTGCAGAATATTGACCGTCATCTTCTGCCCCGCGAGATAGCTTTGAGAGCCGTTCTAACTGCCCAATCATGGTCACGCCGTAACGCCGCGCTCTCTCCTCCCTAAGTTCCTTCACGCGCTCCACAACATGCGGGTAATCACGCCCGTTAAGCAGAACTGTCGCCTGCTTACTGGATAGCTGATAAGCATACCCCGACTTCCTTGCGCTATCAGTATTAGTATAGATGCCTTCAGCGACATGGTTGGCAAACGTTTCTTGCCGCGTTGTCAAAGTAGGGCGATGCTTGCCTGTTTCTCGTGCCATTTTGCTCCCTTTTCGGTGTAATCAATTTGTAATCATTGTAATCAATTTCACCAGAAAACGCCAACTAAAAGTAGTCGGGCGCAACCGGAGGGCGAGTGCCGTGTCACAATTAAGGACTATTTCTAGGGGTTTTGTAATCATTGTAATCACCTTGTAATCACTCTGGGCTGGCTTAGTCCATGTTCTAAAAGGATAATTGTTAGGGTGATTACAAGATTACAAAGATTACAGGATTTTTTTTAGTTTTTTTTTTTTTTTAAAATATCTGGAGAAAGGTCTTTATGTACTCTTGTAATCAGTAACGTACCATGCCATATAAGTAGGGTATCATCATTTATGGAGGTTTAAGATGAGCAAGCAGCAAGAACTAATGAAGAATATCGCTGACAATGTTGTTGGCATGATGAAGGAGCACGGTGCGGATTGGGCCAAGCCGTGGCGCAAGGCGGTTGGAGCAACGGGTGAGCCGTTGAGTGCCAAGAAGCGTCATTACACTGGGATCAATCGTATGAACCTTGGTTTGGTAATCGCGATGCAAGGTTATTCGTCTCCGGTCTTTGGCACGTTTAAACAGTGGAAGTCATTGGGTGCCAAGGTAAAGAAGGGATCGTCTGGTATTCCTGTTGTTTTTTACAGCCCGATTAAGATCAAGGACAAGAAGACCGACGAGGACAAGACGGTTCCGATGTTGAAGGCATTTTATGTGTTTAACGCTGATCAGGTTGAGGGTTGGAACGGTGATTGGATCAAGGACCAAGTTCCGGAGGATCAGGAGTGGGATGACGCTGTTAATGCTGATGCCTTGATTGAGGCTTGTGGTGCCACGTTTCATCACACTCAGGGCAATAGTGCTTATTACAATCGCGGGTCTGACAGTGTGACGGTTCCTTTGCGTTCACAATTCAAGGACGCAAGTGGGTATTATGGCACGGCGTTTCATGAGTTGGTACATTGGACGGGTCACAAGTCTCGCTTGGATCGTGAGTTTGGCAATCGGTTTGGCGATGCCAAGTATGCGCTTGAAGAGTTGGTTGCTGAGTTGGGCGCGGTTATGTTGTCGATCATTAGTAAGGTCGATGTTGATCCGGCCCCTGACCATGCCAAGTACCTGAATAATTGGATACGCATGTTGGGTGAGCATCCCAACGCCATCATCAAGGCAACGTCCGCCGCTCAGAAGGCATCTGAGTACATCTTGCAATCATCAACAAGTCAGGTCGCGCAAGCGGCCTGAGAGGGGGAAATAACATGTGGAAATTAACGTATGCGGTAGACAGTTTGGACCCTGATCCGATGGTCAAGAGTTTTGAAGAGTTCACTGAGCTGACAGAATGGTTGGATGAGGAGATATCTAGGCGCGTTCAATGGCGTGTGGATCATAGTTCTGAGTTTATATC